GTCTCGTTGACGACACCGGGAACACTAAGCAAGTTCATCTCAACAACTTCTGGATCTGCAACCGAATCAACTGCTCTCTTAAGAGATGCAAGCTCATAACTGGTTGTTTCATCACCGGTCATCTTGCTATTTCTAAATGGCTCTTTTTCTGTAATATCCCAACCCTCAGAGCCACCATGAAGAGGCATCAAGAATTGTTTAACATTTTGATCAAGAAGATCTCCAAAACTATTAATAGCAGTGTAAGAAGTGGAATCATCATGAGAACCAGATGTCCAATCTACAGTATTGTTTGTAGTATTGACGACCAAATCATCCAAACTAAAGATGAAAGAGTGTTCATAGTTCGCTGTAGGTGTAAAGTTGTCAATTCCGGCTGGTAATCTTCTCAAATAATCGCAGTAATCTGGATCGTTGAGTGTTGATGTTGTTGATACCTTAGGTCTAATTCCATAATATGCTCGGTATGGATCCGGAGCTCCACCTTCTGTTCCGTCTCCACGCAATGCGATTGCTGGGAACAAGAATGATGCGGTAAAATTAGTTGGACCATTAGCAAAAATAGTTGCAGATCCACCAGTGTTAGGCACAGAATCATTACCCTTTACAAAAGCAGCAGCAAAGTCTGAAGTATCGGTCCCTCCAGCAAAGGCAACCTGAGATCCGGTTGTGGCTGCAATAAATGTTCCAGTAATAGCTTTACCGTTAATGAAAGTCCCAGCAACAGAAGATGTTAGGCCAAGATATGTAGTGTAGTCTGTGGCTTGAATTATGCTGTCGCCGTTTGTAAACGCTAAATTAATAGCTGGTGCCATATTGTCTATTGTCGTCTCGACATCAGTGGCGCTTGCTGTTGTTACAGTGTATGCTGTGGCACTTACCTTAGCAGTGGTAGCTCCAAAGGTATAAGTAATTGCAGGGTTAATCCCATCATCAATAACGAAAGTTAAAGTATCATGACCAGTTGATGCCTCATGAGAATCACCTCCAGCTAAAGGTGTCACTGTTGCGTTAGCAAATGCACCCGGGGTGTTTGTTGTGCCTAGGGTGTTAGCGCCCACAGAACCGTAAGCAAGAGTGAATCCTTTTGGACGAACAGGTCCTTTGAAACCAGCAGGAAGAAGTCCTTGACCGCCGCCATCTTTGATAAATTGCTTAATGTCAACGTAAATAATGTCCGATTGATTTTGAAAGTCTCCATATGTTCTATAGCGACGATTTGTTTCATCCCAATCGATGTATTGATCTCCAACTCTTTTTCCAAGATAATCGGTAGACGAAGGGTTTAAGTTTACGCCGGAATATCTTTCAACAGTTTGCCCTAGCATGTTCTTGACAGCAACAGTGAATGTTCCATATGGGTTTACAACTGGATTGGTAGGCTCTCGAATATCTTCGATTGCAATCATGTGATCTTTTTGAACATCATCGCCAACGTGCAGTGTCTTAAATTGAAAGAGATCAACTACACCTTTTTCTTTTTGACTAATAACCCATCCAGAATATGCCTCAGTGGCACTTTCTTTGTGATCAGCCCAGTTTCCATCTGTATTTTCCAAAGGCAGGAGAACACCGTATACCTCACCTGCTGTAGCGGTGTGTAAATTTAGATCTCTAACTTCTCTAGCGAATGATTCACCGAGCCAGTAAGTTTTTCTTTGTGCAGAAGCCACGGTGGTTTCGTTTACTAGTTGCGGATTTGTATTAAAAGCCGACCTGATGTATTTTGATGAATTCCTAGAGAAATTAAATGCAAGAGTTTCTTTGCTGGATGCGTCATCCCCGATAACCAATTTAAATTCACAATTGTTACCAGTGCTCTTTACAAAGGTTCCCGCTTCTTCGACTTGAGCGTCATTTGAAGCAGCAGCACCAGATAGTGCAAGATATCCTTTGTTGGCATAGAACACAGCCGCAAGAGAGCCGGTGGTCATGGTATTGGCCGAAGCAGATGCGATGACGAAAAGCCCATAAGCAGTTGAGTTTGTTGTCCTATTATCGGTTAATGAGCCACTAAGTTTCCATCCTGCTTTCGCGGCATTTGTCCCCGTGTTTTGTGGATGTTGCTCACCTGCCAACCTAACGATTGTAACAGGAGAGTTTTGAGAAGCTAGCCAAGCTTGTGCAGCATAAGAAGCATAAGTAGGTCCAACCATGTTGCCATCGCGCCACATGTCTCCTTGAGCGCCATTTCCACCAGGAACTGGAAGTCCAAATACAGACACGAAGTCATCAAGGTTGCGAACTTTTACTGGCTTGTTAGCCGGTCCTTTTCTTGTTCGCCCAATAATAATTGGACCCTCTGCTTCACGTTCAGCAGGGATGAAACTCTGGTCAATCTCGCGGATCTCAATTCCGGGTGAAAGAAAATCAAATTTTTTAGCCATTGACTGTTCTCCTTAAAAATTATAAAATCATATTTCCTATTAAATAGTTGAAGTAAATGCGAAAGTCACTTTTAAAACTCTCTAAAATCATCGTCATCGGACTCCCAAGGTTTTTTGTCTCCAATGATTGATCTCTCTCTAACCAACTTTACTTCAACTATTGTTTCTTTTGTCACAATCTTTGGCGCTTCTTCGTTGACACCATCGCCAAGTAGAAAACCAAGAACCTTGAGTTTTATTTCAGTTTCAAATGATCTCTCGTCTTCTTGAAGATTTGATATGTTGTTTTTTTGAGTAAAATCTTGATCTATAAAAACTTCATATCTATATCCGTTATATTCTGCTATTAGAGAATTAATATTTCCAGTTCTAGTCACAAAAGGTGATACCAAATCATTCATCTGTTGTTGATATTCAGTTCTAATTCTCACAGTATAACCAACGTCAACCCACACAGGTATTGGAGCATACGTCTCTTCGTATACAACTTTTTTGTTATTAGTTGGATAATTTTGCTGATCGGATTCCCCTTGGCTATCAATGCTTGCAAATTTTCTTGTGGATTTTTGTGAAATTTTTCGAGAGATCATTCTAGGGTGCTTCCTGTAGCCCCTTGGGCCCACTTTGTCTGGGTAAACATGTGCCTGGTATGCTCCTTTGAAGTTGGGATCTTTTGACATGGACACTCTCTCTATTGTCATTAGAGGTAGCTTTAGTTTTCCAACTTCATCTCTGATATGGTCTCTTATATCTTTGGATTTTGAATCAAATGCTCTTTCTGGTGTTGACCACAAAACAGGAACTTTTTTAAAACCTTCATTCGTTTTAGTGTGTAGGTCAAAACCATCCTTTATGAGGTTAAAAATTGCGAAATCTATAGTTTCAAGGGTTGATGGCATTATTGTTCTTTCTTTAGCTGGCATTGAATAACCCGTCTCTTGCTCTAATACATTCGGCTGTCACTTCAAAGCGTGAGTCAATCTGTCCGAATAGCTGGTTTGGTTCATTTATTTTTACTATCTCGTAATAAATACTTCCATAGCGGACAAAGTCTCCCTCTCGGACATATAAATCTAAATCTTCCGTCAATCTTCTCTTGTGAAAATTTACTTTTAAGCCGGTTTTTTTGTCTACACCAAATCCTTCCATAAATTGCGTCTCAACTCCTTGATACTCTACTAGAGCATAAACTCTGATTGGATGCAAAAAATTCTTTTCTATAGCTTCTCCATATAATGGGTGAAAATTCGTTGTCTCTATGTCTATAGGGAAGTATAGCACTTGTTGTCCGACGACTCTTTCGATAATTTCGTCGTTAACTTGCTTAACAAGGTTCTTTTCCTTCTCTCCAAGAAATAATGGGGAGGGTGGTTGCGTTGGTCTTTCCCATTTTGACATTTATTTACCCCACAAAGATCTTTAATGGAGTCTTGGCAACGATCGCATCCATATTCTCGACCATTCCCTTGTCAACCTCGGCCATCCTAGCGTATAACATTTCGTCAAGTTGCTTATTTAATTCTTCGCGAAGCCCTGTTTGCTCCTCTTTTGCTTGACTTAGAAGATCAGAAGCATTAAGTTGAACATTGTCACCAGGGATTGGCACTTTATTGCCAAACTTTCCTCGAACTTGACCGAGAGTCTCTTTAGACAAAGCAAGTGAAAACCGACGAATCCATTGTTGTCCAATTGAATTAATCTTGTCGAATGCGATATTTTCCATTGGCATGGTATTCATATTGTTAATACCATCTACACCAGAGTCATACGACCCTGTTGCATATGCATCATTGTTAACCACTGAAAATCTAAACCAGAATTTTTCTGGTGAGACATCATCTGGTGTTGGGTATAATCTTAGTTTGTTGTCTATAATCTCATAAGAGTAGTGAGAAGTCCTTGTATAAAGGTGATCCTCATAAGCAATTGCTTGAGCTTTATTCTGCCAAGGCGGAATAACATTGAATGATGAATCATCGGCATACTGTCCATAATTATGGAAATCCCCAACAACATTGAGTCCTCCGTAATATCCATAGAACCTCCACATTTGTCTTGGTGTTACATAATAAACTTGACGAATTTTAATTCTTTTGTTTTCCATTCCTTCCCAAGCAACACCAGATTGGGATCCGGAAACGATCGACTGAAGATCATAGTCTGATTGATCTGCAACTCTGTTAAATGAAGCAGAGTGAATAGGCTCTGTCCCTCCAACCAGTGCTTCAGAAGAAAATTTATCTGCTGCCCGGAAGGCATAATCGAATTGAAACTTTGGATATTTGAGTGCAACATCATCTGTTCCAGAGATTGTTCCTTTGTGATCAAAAGACCCTGTCTCGCCGCCAAGAGCGCTTCCTAAAGCATTTCTAGCCTGGTGGAGGTTGACTATGTAGGAATACTCTAAAACAGCTTCCTCGTAGTGATTATACACATTCTCTGCTTTTATTTCAATGTCAAGAACGTCGCCACCCAACCTCTTGTAT